TTTCCTCTTCTTTTGTTGTAAAAAATGGTCTATTTAATACTCCACCTTCATTTATTTTTTTTGTGATTTTTTTTATTTGTTCAGAAGTTCCTTGTAATTGACTTATACGAAGATCAATAGCTTCAGTATCAAGACCAAGTGGCTGTATATCTTTTGTAAAACTTTCTATTTTTTCTAAATCAGATAAAAATCCACCAGGGACTTCAAGATTTAATCTGAATCCACTTATCTGTCTTTGAAATTCACTTGAAAATAATCTATTTATTGAACTTAATAATTTATTAGCAGTTTTCAAAGCACCTAATAAAGCTGGTGTTAATACTTCTCCAATAGTTCTTGCAAGGGTTTCAAAATTATCTTGTAATGTTGAAACTTGACCATTTAAAGTCTGCGATTGTTTTGTCGCACCACCAAAAAATACACCACCTTCACTTGTAAGGTTTATTAAGGCTTGATTAACAAGGTCAGCACCAATTTTGCCTTTACGCATTGCTCGCTCAAATTCTTCTCCCTGTAATCCTGTTATACGCTTGAGTTCACTGGTAATATCAACTCCTCTTTCTAATAACTGCAATTCTTCCTCTCTTTGCAACTTACCCTTTGCCAATATTTGACCAAAGGCTGTTGATATACCACTTAAATCTGCGCCAGTAGCACCAGCAACATCTGATAATCTTTTTACAGTGTCAACCAAATCCTCAGTTTCAAAACCAAATGCTTTTAGTCTTTTTGCTTGCTCTATTAACTCACTACTTGTAAATGGTGTAACATTACCAAATGCTTGTAATTCCTTGATAATTTTAGTTGCAGATTCAACTGAACCTGTAAGTTGTATTAATGCAGTTTCCTGTGTTTGTAATTCTGCTGTTTTGACAAATATAAATCTTGCAGCACCTATAATTGCTAATGCTTTAAGAAGTGGAGCTATGGATTTTGTTAAAGTTCCAAAGCCAGTTGCAGCTACTTTTGCAGATTTACCTGTATCTCTTAATGATCTGCTTGATCTATCAAGTCTGCCTTTTAATTTATTTGTATTTTTGCTAAGTTGCTGTGTTATTTGATCAGTACGTTGCAATGGTCTAATTGCATTTTGTGCATCAACTATTAATCTGACTGTTGACTGTGCCACAAATACAAATAACCTTTATTATATACTACCTTGATTTTGCTTTTTGACGATTCATTTCTTGTTTTTCTCTTTCATTTTTGAGATCATAATATGCAGCCCAATATATAAGTTCCTCTTCTGTAATAGATTTTCTAAGTTCAACTAATGTCTTGCCAAGTTCTGTTGCGAGAAAAAACTCAAAATTTAACCAGTTATCTCGCCTTAGTCTTTTTTTGCTGCATCTAAATCAATATTTAAACCCATCATAAATATTTCTAAATCATTTAAGACTGACTCAGGTAAAAACCTTTTTAAATTTTCTGAATCACTTGAAGCAAATGCCTTTGAACCATCTTCATTCTCTGCTAATTGACAGAGAAGTCTTGTTGATATAACTAAAGCCTCCTCTGATCCAGCAGCAGCTTGAGCTTGGATTCTGTCATATCTTGTGAGTGGTGGAAAATATAGTTCTTTTAATAATTCGCCATTTGGCTTTTTAAGTTCATACTTTCTTCTGCTACTCATTACCTCGCCAAAGGCTTCTGTGATAAGGTCAACGTTTCTCTTTGCCATAAAATATTAGGTTGGTTATCTTAATGTACTATATGGCTGAAGTTATAGCACCACTTGTGATAAAGGTTATATTAACCTCTTGAATTTCTCCGAGTGTTGCTCCGTATTCTGCGTTTGTAACAATACCTGAAAAACCAATTTTTTTTGCAGACTGTGCTGAATCTGGAAACAACTCAAATAGTGCATCCGCAGCGTCGCCTGTAACAAGAACATCATCAATAAATGCTTGATAGTCCGAGTTGCCAGATGGGTTATAAAGTAAAGTTGCCGAACCTTCGCCAGAAATTAGACCACCAACAAAAGTTTTTGATGTGTCTCCCATTTTAGTGGTTTCCATCGTGTCTTTACTGACAGATAATGACCACGCTCTTAGATCACTAACATCTGCTTCTGTGCCAGCAGCATTATGGAACATAATTTTTCCAACATCACCTTTTACAGCCATAACAAAAAAAAAGTATTTATTTTATATTAACCTTTTTTAGTATTTTTCACATCTTTTTTTGAATTTTGTTGTGCCTCATAATATTTTCTGCATTCTGGGTCCCAGTAATTTGCTTCTCTTCTACCTTTTACAGCTTCTATTGCATCTAGCATTTCTTCTGTGATTTCAATCTTTGCCATAATTAAAGTTCCTCATATATTTCAAAAGTCACTCTTAATTGGGTTTGAAACTTTCCTTCTGGACTTGAAGCTAAAACTTCTGGTCCTATAGGAGAATCAAAAATAACATTTGAAACTGTAATATTATTGTAGAGGTCACGCAGTCGTTTGCCAATCGTGTAATTAGACCCTGCCCCGATACCTTCTTCTGTGAATATATTTAAAAGCAACAAACCAACAATTCTATTTGTTGAATCAGCAGAGCCTCCCATTGTTAAATAATTTCCTGGTCCAAAACTTGTTAAACACTGAACAAAAGTGTCCTCTGTTGTTGAGTCAAAGGCCATGTTATTGAATACAACAGGGATAGCTGGACTTGATGCTAATTCAGTTGCAAGCCTAGCCTCTATGGTGGATCTGACTGTGTTTAAATCAATTGCAGCCATTATGAACTCCTCAATTGATCTGAAATATATTGTTCCAGTTGCTTTGCAATAAGCTCTGGATATCCTTTGATTGTATTTTGACGAGTTCTGTATCTGCCACCCCAACTTTCTGGTAGGTTCGTTCCATAGGCAACAGGCTCTGCATATTCAACATTTGTAAAAACCTCTCCAACAAAAGGTTCAATTTTATTATCAAAAGACTCTCTTAAGTTTCCAGTGACAACAGGAGTGAACTCTTTAATATCTTTTTCTGCTTTTAAAGTTGCCTTCCTTACGGTAATAATAACTTGTTGCTCGAAATGATTACCGATTCCTGACAGCCTAATTTCTCTAGCCATAATTACCTCAAAACAAGATCAAAACTTATAGGGGTGTTATTTTGCTCATTTATCGTCACTTGAATAATTTTAAACTCAACGCTGCTTATAACAACTCGGTCTTTAGTTGTCGGAACGAATGTGAGGTCGCCAGCCGATATTGTTAAAATCTTATCTTGAGACTCAATGAGATCGTTAACCTCTGATCTCGAAACATTACTTAAAACGCCCTTAGTAGTTGTATCGGAAGTCGACTCAGATATAGCACCAGTTGTTGTGTTATAAGTGCCAGCAGTAACCTGTCGAATAGTTACATCTCCTCCAAGTTTGCTCAAAGTTTTTGATGCAGCTTTTTTAAGAGCATTTGCAAGACTCATAATGAATAAGCAATAACAGTTCCGCTGTCGAGTTTGACGCTAGTTATCACACCGCAAATTTCAGCAGTTGATTTAAATTGCAAGGAAGTAAGATCTCCTGTGATATTTTCAGCAGCTAAGGTGTTAATAACAGAATCTTGTAAGGCAACAACTTTACCAAACCTTCCAGTATGGGCTGCTGTGTCATTAATAATTTTTGCTGCTGGATATTCGTATCCGTAACCCATAGTCATGACCTCTTGATTTGTAAGTTTGCTCTTCCTCCCATTCTAATGCCCATCAAATAATGATCAACGATTGGAGGTATTCTATCAACACCAACAGCACCAAAAAATCTGGGAGTGACGTTGATATTTCCTATACTAACAGTTTGAAAATCCTCCAAACCACTTAGTTCTAAACCATTTCTGTTGTTGTTTAAATACACAGCCAAAATAACCTGTGCGTTTTTCACTCGATCTGGTATTTCAGTGTCGGTATAATAATCAGCAACTAATCTATTTGGAAAAGATAAACCATAAAGGTTCGTGTAAGTATTTGGTTTGCGAACTCCTGACCTCGGCCATTCTAGAGCTTGAGTATCAGCTACCCTAACCCCTAAAAACTTTTCTCGATCAATTCTTTGTGCAGCCGTGAACAAAGCACGATTTTTATTATCGTTGCTTGACCCATCCCAAGCAGCAGCATCATCACTAAGAACTAATCCTTCAATAAATGAATTTGCATCTGCAAGAGTTATATAAGAGTTTGAATTCGCACCACCAATAGTAGCGTCAATTGTTATCGCCATCGAGTTTTACCTTTTTGGGCTTAGATTTAGGTTTTGGCTTTTCAAGAGTTGGAGTTAATGAAGCCACCTTTTGAGCAGCTTCATTTCTCTCTCTCATACGCCTAAAGGCATACATTCCCATTAGCTTGATGCACCCTTTAGAGCAACGAAATTAATAACGATTGCTTGGCTTAAGTTACCAGCAGATACATTAGAAACTGTTACTGCAAAAGAACCAGCAGCAATGCTATTAGCATTCACAAGATATGAACCAGCAGTCCCAGCTGAACCATGACAAGCCACAACAACG